CCTTGTCTTGTTCAGATAATATATCAAAATCTTTGAATGAAACGTCGTTCATAAGCGAGCTGAGAAACAAGGTAGCGACGATATATTATGTAACCCAGCTCTAAGCGTAAAACGCCTAGCGTAAGTATCACATAAGGTTATACTTCGTGCCACTCTTTACCCTCGAATAGTAAAGCCTCTGCCTCTCTCCGTCTTACTAAGCCTTCTAATACTTGTTTTTCTCCATCTACTGTTGCCTTATTCCAGCGCTTAATTTGTTCTGGTACCTCTTCCCATTTCTTATCGTTTAATTTTTTTAGTAGCGTGCTAGCCGACAAATTTGCAGAACCAAGATTAAATGTCCACGCAATAATTGCGTCCCATTGATGTTGTTCTAAATCTACTTTTATTAAATTATTTACCTCTTCTTCAAAAATTTCTAAATCTTCTAATAACAACATATCAGCTCTCTCTTGAGATATTGTCATTCCCTCTGATACTCCTTTAGTTGAACCATATCCTATCGTCCAGACTGAGGCTTTGCATAAATAAGATTCTAGTTTACAACCTTCAAATTTTTTTATGAGAGCTATGCCCTCTTGCGATGTTTTCATATTATTTTCCCCACTTTTTGACTTTTGTACCGCCAAAGTAATCGACGGCCAAATTTTCTTTTTTAAGTAATTCTGCCACATTTCCTTTCTCGCAAAATATATCTCCTAACACCCTACCGTATTTGTCGGTGCCGTAAGATTTTAAGGTTATATCACCTACCAACCATTGTTTCAACTTCTCTTTAGCAAGTAATCCTAATTCTTTTTCTTTTGTTCGCTCTGGATATTTTTTTATATTAATTCTGGATTCGGGCGTATCAATGCCGTTAATGCGTACAGATTTATTATGTAATTGCACTGAAAAACCAAGATCTATGGTTTCTAACCGCACAGTATCTCCGTCTATAACTTTTTTGAGTTTACATTTGTAAACGAAAGCATCTGGTGATTTAGCCATTAGTCGTCTCCCTTATGTGACGCTCCAAAGTAAAAAGATATGATCGCACTTGCTAAACCACCTAAATATCCCAACACTAAATTTATAAGTGCCTCACTGTTTTGTTCGGGTGGTTGTAATGTAACTAAAAATATATAACCAAGAAAACCTCCAATGGTAAACAAACCTATAATTCTAGCTGTCCAGTCTTTGCTAAACATGCTCCTGGCATGTTGCTTATCTTGAGTTTCTAATGCAAACACATCAACATCAAGCTCCTTCATTTGCACTTCAAACTCTTGTTCTGCTTTTTTTAACTCTAACATCTGTTCTGGAGTTGCATTTTGTATTGCTTGCTGTATTGATTTTTGATCGTTCGATACGCCGAGAACGCTTGCAATTTTAGTCATGGCCATGTTACCCATTGGACCACCAAGCGCTGTACCTATGGTTGGAGCTACCGCACCTACTAAATTTTTTAACAATCCTTTCATAGAGATTCCTTTACTGTATATACTGTTAGTTTCTTTTCTTTACCTTTTACTTTTATAGGTTTTAGTAATTTTAATACAATTTTACAATTTTTTGCAGTTTCATGTCCTATGAGTATATCAACACCCACCTCTTTAGTCGCTGACTCTAGTCTTGCTGCTATGTTGACCGCGTCTCCGATGGCAGAGTAATCGAACCTAGTTTCGCTGCCCATGTTACCAACACAAGCAAAACCTGTGTTTACTCCCACGCCACAGGCTACTGGGACAGAAAGTGTCTTATTAAGTTCTGCTATACCTTTTTGAATATCTATTGCCGCTTGTACTGCTTTGGTTTCGTGATCCTCGAGGTCTAAAGGTGCGCCAAACAAATACATCCCCGCATCCCCGATAAATTTGTCAGTGGCGCCCATTAAATTTTGAACAGCGTTTACTTGCACTGTTAAAGTTTTGTTCATAATGTCGGTTACTTCTTCGGGCGATAATTTTTCTGAAAGCGAAGTAAATCCCCTCAAATCGGTAAAAACAAAACTGCAATATTTTTTTTCACCACCAAGTTTTAAAAGACTAGGATCATCTTGCAATA